ATTTGAAGTGGACGAAGTATTGGATTCTAGTTTTCTTCGGATCATTGGGCGCAAAGTTTCTCTTAATAGAGAGAACTTTTCTTGTACCTTCCTCAATTGTAACAATGTAAGGAAGTTTTATTCCAGTAGGTTCATTGTTTCCATCAACCTCCTCGAATCCTTCTAGATCTAAATTAACGTGACACTCTAACAAAGTATAGATAGGTTGTTGTCTACCTGTAGCTTTTGTTCCTTCAAGCTCACGTTCCTTTTTTTCTAATTCATTTGAATTCACCATTCCTGGTGGGCCTAATTCTATGTCTCTATAAAACCCAGAAACTTGTTGCTTTCGCAACTCGTTTTCTGGAATTTTAATTACATGAATAATAGCTTCCGCATCATCTAATGAGGTAGCTGTGTACGGAACTACTAATTCATCTGCAGGGACGAACTTTGAAACTGCTCTTCCCATGGTCATATCATAATAGATTTTTTTAAACGTTGATCCTGCTAATGGTAAATGAAACAACATCGAATCAAATTCTGGTTCGTATTCTTTCATCTTGTCCATAACAAGATAGTTCATATAGTCTTTTACTCTTTGAGCTTGTAAATCGTTTGCTGGAGTTTGAACACCAACTACTTGGGTTCTAACTGGTCCATCTGCTGGTAATAATTCTTTATATGCTTGTGCTTGGAATTGGGTAACGGATTCGGCTAGTACTGGGTGAGTTGCACCACTAGCTCCTTGAAATGGTTCTGTTCTGTTTTCATATTTAAATCCTAAAAGATCTAAACCATCTCTATAAGTTTTCTCCCAATCTTTTCTAGAAGATTTATAATCCATGTAGTTTCCAGCTTGCTCGTTTCCGATCGGCTCTAAAACATCTTCAGGTAAAATATCTGCTAGGTTATCAAAGTGTGATTCTGTTCCAGGAATGTTGATTGCACCTGGTTCGAAATTAATTGTTGCGCCACCATCTTCTTCTGGTGTAACTTCTACTGGTTCTTGTTCTGTAACTTCCTCTTTTACACTTAAGTCTACAAGTTCCTCTTCACCAGGAACTTTAAGTTCTGTTCGTGTATTAGGGAGTCCTTTATCTATATCTGCCATTTATACTCCTATACTCTTTTAACACGGTTTAACATTGAAGGCAACCCATAAGGAGTTGGCCCAGATTCAGGTGGAATGGCGCTTGGTCTTCTAATTCCAGCGATTCCTCCGCCTGCCATTTTAGAAACTCCTCCAGCTATTCCAACTTTATCGAATAAATCCATCCCTCCCATTTCATAAATATCTTTCCATTTAGATTGAATACCTTCTTGATCATCCAAACCATATTCACCCCAATCAATATATTCGCCAGGTTTAATATAAAAATTATCAAGACCCCCTTTATAGATATCTGCTTCTTTTTCTCTTTGTTTAAGTATTTGTCTTTCTTTAAAATCACTAGGAGTTCTTTGTTTAATTTGTGCTGGAGATAAATCCCATTCAAAACCTAAAAATCTATTTTTAGATTTATAGTCTCTTCCTCTTTTATCCATTAAGGCTTTTTGTTTTTCTTCTGCTTGTTGGTATGCCTCATATTCTGGAGTACCTGGTTTAACAGAAGACTCTAAATCTGCAATTATCTTTGCTTGAGCGTTTAAATCTTTTTCCCAGTCCTCTACACTTGCATAGGTTGTCATATTAGCATTTATCAGATTATATTTATCTAGTGCTTCATCAAACTTAGATTTAGCATCGGCATATTTGGCGGCTGGGTTTACTTTTCCAGATGGATCCCATCTAGTTCCAATTTTTTCTTTTTCTACTAATTCTTCTGATCCTCCAAAAATCCCACTATAATTTCCTTCTTCACCTAACGCTTTACTAAACATTCCTTCTTGTAATGCCTGTTCATGATTAAGTCCTTTACCTCTATAATAATCATAACTTCCTATTTCAAACAAACCTTCGGCAACACCACCAATCCAACCACCAAAAAAAGATGAAGCTCCTTGGACACCTCTTCTTAAACCTCTCATAAGTTTAGGTATTTGTTGAGCCTGCTTAAGAGCGTTTCTTTGTTTAGTTAAAGCCATAGCTCTTTCATTTTGACTAAGCTTAGGATTTTTAATATCTGCTTTTGTTTTTTCTACATCAGCTAAATAACACTCAACAGATTCACCAGCACCACCTGCCTTACGACAACGGTAGCCCATTTGTTTTAGAATTTTTATTTGTTGTTTAGGATCTCCAGCAACTTTTTCTAATTTAGGAACTATTCCTTGACCAGTTGATCTGTCGCTATAGAACTTTATAAGCTCATCTGTATTATTAAATTTTCTATTATATCCAATCTCATCTAATTTTTGCTTTAATAAGTCAGGATTATTTTTATATTTATCTAATCTTTTATAAAGACCAGCTTGTTGATTAGCACTTCTATCTATTAATCTTAAACCATCTTTTTTTCTACCAAATGGATCATCCCATACATTAGAATGATCAATTTCCATAAATCTTCTTCTTAAAAAATCTTTTTTTCCACTTGCATCATAAGCTTGTCGTCTAAGTAATGTATCAAGTTTAATAGGCTTACCATCTTTACCAATAATCATAGTATCCATATACTTAGCTAAATCTTCATCAAATAATTTGTAAAGATTACCAAATTCTTTTTTATATAATTTTCTAGCATCTTTATGTTGAAGATAATTATTTTTATATGTCTTTCCTTGATACTCAACTGTATCAATAGAAGGGTCCATAGAAAATAATCTTCCTGTTTCATTATCTATAAACTGCCAATCTTTAGCAGCAGTAATAGCAGGATCAGTAATAAATGTTACTTTAGGCTCTAGACCAGCAGCTTTCATTTGTAGATAATTTCTTTTTGCAGTTTCTCCAATAAATTTAGTTGGCTCATCTCCAGAAAACCATCCTGTAGATGATGGCATTTTGTTTTGAGTAATAAAGCTATAGTCACTCATTAATCTTGGAGTGCCGTCAGCATAATTTACATATTTATTAAAAGAAAGTTGATTACGTAATCCTGTAAACAATTCTTTGTTATCGGCATAAACTTTACTACCATAATGTTTAGAACTCGTCCATTTGTCTGTCACTCTAGTAGATACACCAAATTTTTTCTGAATATGCTTTATTGGATTTTTAAAATCTTTCATTACCGCATCTTCAGCTAACATAACGTTGTTAACGTAGTTATCCATTTTTTGATAGGTAGTATTTAAATTTTTTAATTCTTCACCAATAAATTTACGAAGATTTCCTTTAGATGAAATTGCCTGCCAACCACCTTTCCAACCTGCTTTAGTTAAAGCGTCTGAAGAAGTAATAGTTTTTTTATACTGGTTATTAGAATCAATTATAATTTCTTTTAACTTTTCTAACTTGTTTAGATTTGCTTCGGATACTTTTCCTTTTTGTATTGCCCCAGTTATTTCTGTGCCAAATAAAGGATTCCCTCCTGGTCTTCCTCGATACCCAGGTCTCGATCCATCAACACTTGGTTGTACTAACTGTGGTGTACCACCACCAGCCATAGCATTTCTAAGTACAGGATTTTTGATGATTGGTTCTGAGCTTTCCTCTAAACCAAATTTGATTAATTCTTTAAAGTCCATTATTCCCCTAACATTCGGGCTATGCCACCTGACGCGTTTAGCTTACGATCTGTAGTTGCCAAATTTTTACCAATATTTTCTAATTCTAATAAACCTTGGTCAGTAATTTTAGGTGTAGCTTTTTTTCTAGCTCCTTGTGCTACCATATCTGCTAAAGTTTCTGCCATTTCTTTAGCTGTTGCTCTGTCTGTTCCTTTAGACACCATATCTTCAACTATTTTAATTTTATAGTTTACTAAATCATCATCAACCTTTTTTATTCTTCTTCCAGTAGCAATAAGGTCTTGAATCATATTAACTCTATCACCTTTCATTTCTTTGGTGTATTTCTCAATCATTTCTTTAGCAATTGAGGGGATACCTTCCGGTCTATCTAACATTGGATTAAATTGTTTTGGATTTATCATTTGTAACATTTCAGAAGGACTTTTTCCGTGTGAACTGTCTTTGGACATCATTTTTAATAATTCAGATAGAGTACGTTTACCTTTTGATAAACCACCACCCATCCATCTTGAAACACGGCCGCCGTCTGCAAAGTCATCAGCCATGTCTGCAGCAGCTTCCGCATCAGCTTCTGCTTTACCTTGTTCCCATTCTAACTGTTGAGCTTTTTTAGTTGGTTTAGATTTTTTAATTTTCCCAGTTGCAAACATTTCTACTTCATCAAAGTTAGATCCATGGTTCCCGAATTTTTCAAAAGTTGATTCTTCAAACTTAATATTCTCTGGATGTCCTCCAGTAAATTCTGCTTCTTCAACCCAGAACTCTTCTGGTGTCTTTCCACCTTTTATAATAGTTTGTTCTTTACCTGTAGTTACATTAGTGGTTTTAATGGGTTCATAAATTTCACCTACTTTATATTCTAATCTAACCGGTTGACCATAATGACCATCAACCCAACCATGTTTACCCATTCCAATATCAACCCATACATCTCCTGAGTCTAAATCTTGGTTTACATAAATGTCTGTTTTAGATTCTGGTAATTTAGTTTTATGAACAACCATTCTTTCCTTAAACGCATTTTGTTTAGTTACGTCTTCCCCTTCTTTAATAATTTTATTAACTAAAGGTTTAAACCATGCTGGCATATCAGCTGTTTGTTTAATTGGAACTTGTGTTAATTCTTTTGCAACTTGCTTACCACCACCTTTGAATATATTAAATAATCCAGATTTCGCAGCGCCAACTCCTGCAGCTCCTGCTCCCATCATTTTTAAAAATGCTCTTCGCATTTTATTAATTCCACCTGCTCCATATCTTACTCTACCACCTGATGCATAATTAGATGTAATACCTCCTGTAACAGGTATATTTCTAACTTCATCTTCAATAGCTTCCTCACCTAAAACATTTCTATTATCATATAAACTTTTCACCATCATGGCTTGTCTCATTTTTTCTGATAAACCACCAGTACCCCAAGCTGCGTAAGTTCTAACAAAAGGATTATTTAAAACTCTGTTTATACCACCACCTATTTTTTGACGTAAAGTTGATTTTGGCGGTGTCAATTCATATTTGGCTGCTTCTCTATTAGCAGCTATTCTTCTATTTGTTTCGTCTGCTTGTCTTTGGCCTTCTGCTTGTCTTCTATCTACAGCTCTATTCGCTCTTCTAGCAGTATTAGTTCCATGTTGTTTGTCATAACTTTTTGAAAAAGAAGTTGTTGAAGCATCTGCTCCACCACCTTGAAAAGCTACTCTACCACCAGATGCAAAATCTAGCGGACCTGTTTCAACTTCAAAATCAATCTCTGTAAAATCTTCAACGTCAATTCCTCTAGCATCAGCCATTTCTTCTTTAACTCTTAATAATGCTTCATTAGGATTTAACTCATCACCTCTTTTTAAAATCTCTTTAGCTTTCATCAATACTTCTATTTGTTGTCTAGTATAACCTTCAGCTGCGAGTTCGGCATAATCTAATTCTTGATTCCAGTTTTTCATTAGTCTAAGTGGTAAACTTACTTTACCTGCAAATAAATCAGGAACAGTCTTAATCGATTCAATACCTTCTTTTTTCTTTTTCTTTTTTCTTCTTAAATTCTTTGCGGCTATCTTATTTGAAGCTTCATATTTTTCTTTAATAAGTTTTTGATCTGAAGTTAGTCTCTTGTTTGCTGCCTCAAACATTTCTCTATTTCTAACATCATCAACTAATTTTTGATCAACAGGTTCTTTAGCTTTAGTCTTCTTAACGTTCTTACCTTTTTTAATTAAACCTTGTTTCATTAAACCTTCAAGGTCCTTGGCTACCTTTTCTTGGTTCATGGATTGTGGTCTTGAGGGTCTAGTTATAATACCTAATTTTTCTGTAATCTCTCGGCCTTCTTTAGAACCACCGGGAATGACTCGTGATTCTTGGTCCGTGGGCCTTGGTTTTCTCCAATCAGTGATCTTGGATCTCGGAAATTCTATTACTTTTTCTTCAAGCTCTATACGATCAGCTCTTCTTCTAATTTCTTCAAGCTCAACACCATTTGGTAATCTACCATTCTGTGCTTTAAACGCTTTAATTAATTTCCAAACTTTTCCCATTATCTTTTAGTAAAGATTTTAGAAGATGCTTTTACATCATCCCAATCTAAATCTTTTCCCTTCTTTCTATCTAAAAGTTTTTTAAATTTTTTTTGTGCTTCTTTTTGTTCAGCACTTAGTTTTTTTCTACCGAGCTTTTTAATGATAACGCCCATTCCTTTAGTTATAATAGTCATTAATAATATTCCTTCCGAAGTCTACGCTTCGTGTTGTCTGTTATATAATCTTCAGGGTGTTTAAGTAATCCACCTTGTCTGAATCGCATAACAGCCTGTGTCATTGAGTCGACATAGTCGTCATGATCTCCAAAAGGGAATGCGGCGCATTCTTCAATGACTTCTTCCGCAAATTTCTGCTCCGGAGCCCAGATTATACCACTTTCAAACAAAGGTGCAACAGCATTTACACGTGCGTGCTTATCGTTTCCTTTTGATGGAGTAAAATTGACAACTGGAATGTCCATTTGTCTAAGTTCGTAAGTTAATGGCAGTCCTGAAGCTTTTGCTTCAACAATTACTGTTTCAGGATTCCAATATTTATACTGATCGAGTGCTAAACGTCTTAATTCTGGAAATTCGTACCTTCCTTTAATCGCATCTAGCAAAAGTAAGTTAGCAGGTGAGTCTTCATTTGGATAAAACACTCCCCAAGTCGTAATTGCGGAGTAATCGGCAGTTTCTTTTTTTAAAAATGCAGTATCATAACTTTGTATGACGTGATGTAAGTTTGGAATGTCGTCAGAATTGTATTTTCCCCACCATTCACGTTTAATTATTGCTCCTTCTTCAGAAGTTGGCTGTTGCATCCACTGTGCATTCCATTTTCCAACTGGAAGTGTTGCTTTTACTTTCTCAAGCTCATCTAATTTCCAATATTCTGGCCAAACGGGTTCAGAATGAGTTCCGTGGTCCATGATCGCTGGAAACTCGACCACTTCCCACTGATCACCTTTAACTTCTTTTTGATTTTGAAGCAATTTGCCGGTCAAATCTTTAGTGCTCCAACGCGTCATTACTAAAACAATTTTTGCGCCAGGTTGTAAACGCTGTCTTGGACCTGATGTATACCACTCATACGCATTTTCCATTGCATTAGGAGACAATGCGTCTTGTTCCGAGTGCGGATCGTCAATTATTAGAAGGTCAGCGCCCCGTCCTGTAATCGCTCCACCGACACCAGCAGCAAAATATTCACCACCTTGGGCAGTTTCCCAACGACCTGCAGCTTTTGAGTCCTCTTGTAATTTTGTAACAAAAATTTTTTTATATTCTTCACTATCGATTAAGTGTTTTGCCTTACGACCAAACCTAATTGCTAATTCTCCTGTGTGAGTTGCTTGAATGATCTTTAATTTTGGATTACGGCCCACCATCCATGCAGGTAATAAGAAAGATGCAAACTCAGACTTAGTGTGT